CTCAATTAAAGCAAATGTAATACAACCAAGCATGAGTCAAACCATGCTTAAAAATATTGCCTCTGACACATTAATTGAAGGTGCTCCAACAAAACAATGGTGGTCGAGAAGAACTGACCAATTCCAAAGCAAGTTTGAAGATACAGTCCGAATGGGTATGTTGCAAGGCTTACCTACAGATAAAATTGTTGGAACTTTGGTTGGCACAAAACTAAACCGATATAAAGATGGTGCGTTATATTCACAATACCGTGGTGCAGATGCATTGGTTAGAAGTTCAATCCAAACGGTAGCCAATACATCAAGGCTTGATACATATCAAAATAACTCAGACATCATTAAAGGAATTGAATGGTCAGCAACATTCGATAATAGAACATCTGAAATATGCATGGCTCTTGATGGTTTGCAATGGGATTTAAACTACAAACCTATTGGTCATAATAAAGCTTTTGTTGGCTCAACTGCACATTGGAACTGTAGAAGCACACAAGTCCCAGTAACTAAGAGTTGGGAAGAGTTAGGTGCAAAAAGAAAGTTTGCAGAAGTTCCTGAATCAACAAGAGCCAGTATGGATGGACAGGTGTCAGGTGGCAAAAACTATGAGCAATGGCTTCGTGGTAAATCAAAGGCTTTTCAGGTTGAGGTTTTAGGTGTTGAGAAACAAAAGCTATGGAAAGAAGGTAAGATTGGCTTTAAAGATTTAGTCAATCAGTCAGGCAATCCTCTTACTTTAGAAGAAATAAAGAACAAAATTTAGTTTAAATATAACTTGACTATACGAATTAAAGGCGTATACTAAAGGCTGTAAGGTTAATTAAACTTACATTTTTAAACTAAAAGAGGAAATAAAATGAAAAATAATAAAGAATATACAATTGAACTTGACGGAGAAGAATTGAAAGACTTTGATGACAAGCCAATATATTTCACATACGAAGATGCAAAACGCTATTACGAAGCATTAGCAAAAGCAGGTTGCGATGTGACTTACGGTAAAGACATAAAACTATTAAACGATATATTTTTATAATCAAATAAATAATACGAAGGGTAAGGTTGAGGTCTTACCCTTTTTTTGTGCCTCCTAAAAAGTTGTGCTAAAATGCGTATCGACAGAGTCATTTTTTAATATAACGGAGTTATATATGAGCGAAGAAGCAACTGAAGTAAAAACATATTCTGAAGAAGAGTATGTAGGAGTCAAATCAAAATTAGACGAGTTCCGTTCTAATAATGTTAAACTAATGAAAGACATGGAAGCCTTAACAAGTAAGTTTGAAGGCATTGATGTTGAAGCTTACAACGATATGAAAAGTAAGCAAGAAGCAATGAAAGAAAAAAAACTCATTGATGCAGGTAAGATTGACGAGTTACTTGCAGAGAAAACGAAGCAGATGAGAGAGGTACACAATGTTGAACTGGAAAAAACCAACCAAGTGAACGCTTCACTACAAGACCAGTTAGCCAAATTAGTTATAGACAACGCTGTAAGAGATTCTGCTGTAAAAGCAGGTGTTGTTGAAACTGGTATGGATGATATATTACTAAGGTCTAAGTCTGTGTTTTCATTGCAAGATGGAAAAGCAGTTCCTACAGACGCACAAGGAAACACTATTTTTGGACACGGAACAAGTGAGCCAATGAGTGTTAATGAATGGGTTAAATCACAAATGGATATAGCACCACATTTATTTAAAGCTTCTTCAGGTTCAGGCTCAAAACATAATGCAAGACCTAATGGTGTGGCTAAACAAAATCTAACTGCCATACAAAAATTAGAACAAGGCTTTGCAAAATAGGTTTATAATACCCATATTAGCTGTCGGAGATAGTTAGACCCTACTTTATTGCCTGTGGCATACAGTAGTAGATTTGTTTAATCTGCCCTGTATACTAGGGGCAATATTTTTTTTTATATAGGAGTCATAATTATGGCATCAGTTACACTAGCTGAATCAGCTAAATTATCGGAAGATATGTTGGTTGCAGGAGTGATTGAAAATATCATTACTGTAAACCCTTTTTATGAAGTATTACCATTTGCAGGGATTGAAGGTAATTCTTTAGCGTATAACAGAGAGAATGCACTTGGAGCCTCACAGTGGACAACTGTAGGAACTGCTATTTCAGGCGGAAAAGCTGCTGCTACTTTCACTCAACTTACAACTTCATTAACCACTCTTGTAGGTGATGCAGAAGTAAACGGATTGATACAAGCAACTCGCTCTAACATCAATAACCAAAAAGCTGTGCAAGTAGCTTCTAAAGCTAAGGCTTTGGGTCGTGCTTACCAAGACAAAATGATTACTGGTACTGGTTCAAGCAACGAGCTAGACGGTCTACTTAACCTAGCATCAGCAGGTCAAAAAGTAGCAAGTGCAACAAACGGTTCTAACCTTTCATTTGCGAAAATGGATGAGTGCATGGACAAAGTTACAGACAAAGACGGTGAAATCGACTACATTATGATGAACGCTAGAACTATTCGTTCATACATGGCACTACTTAGAGCATTAGGTGGAGCAGGTATCGGTGAAACAGTTACTTTGCCAAGTGGAAAAACACTTCCTGCTTACAGAGGTGTTCCAATCTACCGTAACGACTATATTCCAATTGACCAAACACAGGGTAATGTTTCAACAGCTACTTCTGTAATCATGGGTACTTTGGATGATGGTTCTATGATGCACGGTATCTCAGGACTGACTGCAAGTGGTTCAGCAGGTATCCAAGTCGAAGAAGCAGGTATTTCTGAAACTAAAGATGAAACAATCACTCGTGTTAAGTGGTACAACGGTCTTGCTCTATTCTCTGACAAGGGATTAGCGTTAATGACAGGTATTCTCGACTAAGAGTTTTTATCTTATCCCCTGCTCTCGGGCAGGGGGTTTACTGGAGTAATTATGTCATTAGATGCAACGGTAAATGGTGCTAACTCTGATAGTTTTATAACTGTCGCAACAGCAGACGCTTACTTTTCAAATCACTTATATTCATCAACTTGGGATGCAGGTTCAACTGCTAACAAAGAAAAAGCATTAAAAATGGCTACTAGAATCCTTGACGAGAAATGTGCATGGTCAGGAACTAGAGCAACAAGTACACAGGCATTAGGTTGGGGTAGGACAGATGTTTACTATGATGGTATTTCTGTTTCATCTACTACCATACCAGTACAGATAGCAAACGCAACTGCTGAGTTTGCAGGTCATCTACTAGCTAAAGATTTGACAGTTAATGCTGAAGGTAAAGGTCTGAGTTCTATTAAAGTCGGAGATATTGAGTTAGACTTTGACAAATCAGATACAGCAGGTGTAATGCCTGACATCGTTCAAGAAATGCTAAGAGGTTGGGGAACAATTTACGCTAGAGCCAAGTTTGGTTCTGTTGCAGTCGTGAGGTCATAGATGCCTTACAGAACGACAATACAAAATTTAGTTGAATCAGCTTTTGTCACATTAGATGACATTACTGAAACAATAACATATAAACACAAAACATCAAGCACCTATAATGTAGGAACAGGTGCAGTTGCTAACTCTGAAACATCTTACACAATCCCTGCGGTTATTAAATTTTTAGGCGGAGAGGTTGATGGCAACACAAAGGAAAAAGACTTTACTGGTGATTTGCAAGTTATGTTTGCAAGTAAAGACTTAAACTCAGGTTCAACTGAGCCAAATACAGCAGACACAATAACTTATGATAGTGAAATATACTCAATCAATAATATTAAGTCAGATTCAGTAAAAGCATCTTACACTCTTAATTTAGTGAGGCTAGGGTGAGTGTTGCTTCTTTTAATGTTGACTTAAATAGATTTGCCAAAAGCATGGACATTGAATTGGAAACAGTTGTGCGTAAGTTAGCTTTTGAGGTTTACAAAGGTGTTACTCAAAAAACACCAGTTGACACAGGTCGAGCAAAAGCAAACTGGATGCTAGGCTACGGTAGTATTAATTCGACAATAACAAATAACACAACATTTACTTTAGTTCAGCCACCTGAAGGTTCAGGCAAACGACCAATATATATAACAAATAATTTGCCATACATAAGTAAACTTGAAAACGGTTCAAGTAAACAAGCACCAAATGGTATGGTCAATTTAACAATGAATGAAGTTCAAAGGAGTATTAGAAATGTCGTTCGCTAGTGAAAGAGCTAACATTGAAGGAAGGTTTAACACCAACTGGACAACTACAACCATCGCATGGGGTAATGTTGCTTTTGAAGAACCAAACAACGCTTCATGGGTACGATTTAATATACTGAATGGTGATACGGAATACAGAGCCATAAATTACGCAAAGCGTTATAATGGTATAATAAATATACAAATTTTTGTACCGATTAAAACAGGTACGAATGTGGCAAGAGGTTACGCTGACACCATTTCAGCAATCTTTGAGTCAGAAAAGTTTAACGATGTTTGTTGTGATGTAGCAAGTCTAACAACAGTGGGTACTGATGACAAATGGCATCAGATTAATGTAGATGTTCCTTATTGGAGAGATTCATGAGTAAAAACGATGTAAAATTATATCCACCTAACGGTGGCAAAGATTATGTAATACCTCATCCTAGTAAGGTTGAGCAAATGAAAGAAAATGGGTGGGTTGAAAAACCTGTAAGTAAATCAAAGTCAAAGGAGAAATCAGATGGCGAATCATAAAGGGTCAGAAGGACTCGTTAAAGTAGGTACTAACACAGTAGCAGAGGTAAGAGATTGGAGTCTTTCTGAAACTGCTGAAACAATTGATGATACAGCAATGGGTGATACTGCAAGAACTAGAAAATCCTCATTGACATCAGCTAGTGGCTCTTTGAGTTGTTGGTGGGATGAAACAGACGCTAGCGGACAAATTGCAATGCAAGCAGGTAGTGAAGTAGCATTGAAGCTATATCCTGAAGGTGCTGATAGTGGAGATTACTTTGCAAGTGTGTCAGCAATTATTACTACGCAAGATGCAAGTGCTACAATGGATGGCATGGTTGAAGCCTCTTTTTCTTGGGAGTCAAACGGTGTTGTTACTTGGGCAACTGTGTAATGTATGAGTGTTCTTGATAACGCAAAATCCCACTTTGATAGCTTAGAAACAAAAGCAATTGAAGTGGAAGAATGGGATGCTATAGTATATGCAACACCATTTACGATGGGCGAGAAAAAGAAACTCTGGAAACACGCTAAAGAAGATGATATTGAGTTTATGGTAAGAACCTTAATATTAAAGGCTTTAAATAAAGATGGCTCAAAGATGTTTTCTATTGAAGATAAGATTACATTAATGAATCATGTTGACCCAACGGTAATAGTACGAGTTGTAGGTGAAATATCGGTAGCAGACACTATTGATGAAATGTCGGGAAACTAATAAGCGATTCCGAGTTAAAAGGAAAGTATGAACTTGCGAATCGCTTACACAAGACTGTAGCAGAAATTGATGCTATAACAGTTGAGGAGTTTAACGGATGGATTGCCTACTTCCAATTAAAGGATAAAGATGGCAATTAATCAAATCGCAAACCTCGGAGTAAAAGTTGACCCACGAGGTGCAGTCACGGGTGCTAACAAAGCAAAACGAGCCATCACTGGTATTGGTAAATCTGCTCGTGATGTAAAAAATCGAATTATGTCCATGCAAGGTGCTTTACTGGGTCTTGGAGCAGGGGCATTAGTCAAATCAATTATAACCACAGCCTCAGAAGTTGAAAGCCTACAAGTTAGACTTAAATTCTTAACTGGTAGTGCTGAAGATTCCGCAAAAGCCTTTGAAACAATGACAAAGTTTGCTTCTCAAGTTCCTTTTTCACTTGAGGACATTGAAAGAGCATCACCTTTATTATTAACAGTTGCAGATGATGTTGACCAACTAAACGAACTATTATCAATTACAGGTGACATCGCAGCAGTTTCAGGATTATCTTTTGAAGCCACAGCAGGTCAATTGCAAAGAGCATTAGCAGGTGGCATATCTGCTGCTGATTTATTTAGAGAACGAGGAGTTAAAGCATTTCTTGGTTTTGAAGAAGGAGTTCAATATTCAGCAGAGCAAACATCACAACATATTCTAAAACTCTTTAGAGATGGCACAACAACTGCTAAAGGTGCTACCGAAGAACTAAAAGATACTTATCAAGGTCAAGTATCTATGATGTCAGATGCTTTTAGAGAATTAAAACTTGTAGTAGCAGACGCAGGAGTTTTTGAAGCAACAAGTAATGCGGTTCTTAAAATTACAGAAGCATTTAAAGACGAAAAAACAAAAGAAGCAATGAGAGATTTTGGTACAGCCATTACAACAATAGGAACAGGAGTAGGAAATTTAATCGGACATTTTTTAGGATTACCTGAATGGGTAAGAAATACTGGAATTGTCTTAGCTTTTTTAGGTGGAAAAAGAGCATTGTTTGTAGTTGCAAGTTTAAATGCAATAGCATTTGCAATAGATAGAATCTTAGAATCTGTAGAAGAATTAGATGCCACTACATCAAAAATGGATAAAGATGCTTTTGGTATGACAGAAGGGTTTACCATGCTAGACAAAAATGGTAAACGAGGACAAGACGCAGTTCGAGGAGTTAAAAATGCTTTTAAAGATTTAGACGAAACCTTACAAACTGCTAGTGGAGAAGTTGATAGATTTGGAATAAAAGCAAGTCTTGATGAATCAAATGAAGTTCTTGACAAAATAATTAATAAAGTAGTAACTTTAGATGATGTATTTAGTAGATTTGACCAACCTTTATTTTTTGATACGAGTGGTGATGAAGTTTTTAGTTATGCCAAAAATTTAGAAATATTACATAAAGGTTATAAAGATGTTGTTATAGAGGCTACAAAATTACCAATAATAATTGATTCAATTGGTAATCATATGGACAAAAACTCAATACAGGCTGTAGCAATGGCTGAAAAAATAAGAAAAATCAATGAAGCTGTTGCCGATGCTCAAGAAAAACAGCAAGAATTTGCTGATGGTTTAGCTACCACAATAGAAGATTCAATAATGAAAATGACGCAAGGTTTGATGACATTTAAAGATGTTGTTAAAAGCATATTCAGACAAGTAGCTTCTGAAATGATTAAATACAATATTGCTAGACCATTAGCAAGTAGTTTAAGTTCAATAGTAGCTAATATGTTTGGCGGTGCAATTACTGGTACTTCGGGTATATCAACATCAAGTAAACCATTAGCAAGAGCAAATGGTGGTAATGTAAATGCAGGTCAGCCTTACATGGTTGGTGAAAGAGGTGCAGAGTTATTTGTACCTAAAAGTTCAGGAGATATAGTACCAAACAATCAAATAGGTGGCAGTACAGTTATTAATGTAACATATTCACCACAAGTAAATGCTTTAGACCCAAGAACAGCAGGTACAGTCATTGTTGAAAATGCACCTACAATTGTTGGTGTGGTTAGACAAGCATTTGAAAGAAACGGACAGCAGGTATTAATATGAGTTTTCCAACAACACCAGTTCCAAGTTCAATATCAATAAAAAGTATAACCCCTACTTTCACAAGTGTCACTCAGTCCTTAAAAAGACAAGTAAGACAAAGAGGTGGACAAAGATGGCTTATATCAGCAAGTTATCCACCTTTAAATAGAACAGAATTTGCTCCTGTGTGGGCATTTGCTCAATTACAAAAAGGACAATTTAATACATTTACTTTTATTCCACCTGTTTATGGAAACACAAGTGGAACAGCTACTGGAACTCTACTTGTAAATAATTCAGGTGGCTATGCAGTTGGCACTACAACAATTGTAAGTGATGGATTAACAGGAACGCTTAAAGCAGGGGATTTTTTAAAATTTGCAGGTCATGACAAGGTTTATACATTAACTGCCGATTCAGGCACATCCTTAGTGATTGAACCACCATTATTGAGTGCTGTTGCAGATAATGAAGCAATAACTTATAACTCTGTGCCATTTACAGTTGCATTTACGACAGATTTACAAGAAATGTCCGTATCAACTAATGGTTTTGTGGGTTATAAAATAGACTTAGTCGAGGTCATATAATGGACAGAGGCTCAACAACAGCTTTCCAAAACGAAGTTGTCAAGGAAGCTAACAGACCAGTACACTTAGTAGAGATTTCATTTGAAAACGAAACTCTATACATGAACGATTCATTCAAAAATATAACATACAATAGTAACAATTACATTGGTGCATATGACTTTTTGTCTTTTACAGATATTGAAGAAACGGTAGAAGTAATGGTGAGTAAGGTTACTATTGCTTTGTCAGGTGTTGATAAAGTGTGGATTGGAAAAGTTCTAACACAGAAATATATTGACAGACCTGTAAAAATCTATACTGCGTTTTTAGACACAAGTTATGCTCTTATATCAAATCCTGTTTTAATTTTTGAAGGTCGCATAGATAAGCCATCAATAACCGAAGAATTTAATAGTGGCAAGTCAGTTGTTTCAGTAACAGCTACAAACTCTTGGGTAGACTTTTCAAGAAACACAGGTAGACATACTAACAACGAAGAACAGCAAGTATATTTTGCAGGTGACTTAGGCTTTGAGTTTGCCTCAGAAATTGTAAAAGATATTACATGGGGTCAATCATGAACCCTGATAAAGAACAACAACTACATGCTTATGTTGAAAGTCAAATGGGTTTACCTTTTAAGTTTGGTGAGAATGATTGCCCGTTGTTTACTCTTGGTTGCATTGATATTATGCACGACTCAGAAAAAAGAAAAGATTTTGTAGGTTTATGGCATGACCAAAAGTCAGCATGGAAGTGGGCAAAAAAAAATGGTGATATATATGAGCATCTGTTGAAATGGGGATATAAAAGAATAGACATACAATTTATACAAACTGGCGATATTATTATTATGGAGCAAAGTCTAGCACATGCTAAAAAATGGAGAAGTGTTGCAGTTTGTTTAGGCTCAAAAATTGCAATAGTGACTGAAGAACATGGGGTAGTTCCTGTAGATTTAAAAGAAGTGCCAAACATTAAAGGAGTAGTTAGATGGCAGTCACCTTAGTTACAGCAGTTGTCGGCTCAGCAGTTACATCAGCAGTAACTGGCGTAGTTGCAGGAGTAATTGGTGCAGGTGCAGTTGCTACAGTTATTGGTGCTACAGCAGGGGCAGTTGTAGCAGGTGCGGTATCAGGTGCATTAACTGATACTCCCGATTTGGCTAATGAAACAGTTGAGGCTACAGCTAGTGGACTGTTAATTAACAAAGCGTCAAACAACGCAAGTATTCCTGTGATATATGGCACACGCAGAGTCGGTGGTACTCGTGTGTTTATGGAAGTTAGTGGTGCAGATAATAAATATTTGCATATAGTATTAGCTGTTGGAGAAGGAGAGATACATTCTTTTACACAGTATTATTTAAACGATATTGCTTACAATGATGCTAGGTTTAACAACAAAGTAACAATTACACCACACACAGGTGCAGATGACCAAACAGTAGACACAGGTTTAAGTGGTGCGGTTTCTAATTGGACATCAAACCACAGATTAAGAGGTACAGCGTATTTATATGTCAAGCTAGAGTTTGACCAAGATGCGTTTCCAAGCGGTTTACCAACTATAACAGCAGATGTCAAAGGTGTTAAGGTTTATGACCCTAGAACAAGTACCACAGCGTGGAGTGACAATCCTGCATTATGTATAAGAGATTATTTAACAAATGAAAGATATGGAAGGGGTATTCCTGCATCTCAAATAGATGATACTTCTTTTACTGCTAGTGCTAATTATTGTGATGAAAATGTGACAATAGGCGGTGTAAGTAAAAAAAGATATAGCTGTGATGGTGTAGTCAACACACAGAGCGGTTCAATGGTAATTCTTAAAAAACTTTTAACTTCTTGTAGAGGGTTTTTAATATTTACTGGTGGCAAATATAAGTTAGTTTTAGACAAAATAGAAACTGCTGTATTTACTTTTTCTGAAGATAATATTGTTGGCACATGGAACATAGGATTAGGTAACAAACAAGTACAATATAACAGAATTAATGCTAATTTCTTTAACCCTTTAAGGCAATGGCAACCTGATATTGCAGTTGTTGATTCACCAACACTAAGAACACAAGATAACGGTCTTTTATTAGAAAAAGCAATTGAATTGCCATTTACATCAGATATTGACAGAGCAAAAATGATAGCTACTGTTAATCTAAATCAATCAAGACAGCAAATGACAGTAGAGTTTAACTCAACTATAGAAGCACTTAGATGTGAAGTAGGTGATGTGGTGTATGTTAAACATCCAACACCGTCTTGGGATACATTAAATGGTGGGAGTGGTAAGAAATTTAGAGTTATAAAAATTAGAATACAAAACACAGACGAAGTTAAAGTTAGTCTTTTAGAATATGATGCAAATGCTTATGACTTTGGAACGATTGCAGTAACCGACACATCACCAAATGCAAACTTACCTGATTTAACAACTGTTGTTGCACCAAGTAATCTTACAGCTACCGAGTCTTTATACGACACTATTGGTTCAGCAGGTGTGAAAGTGCGAGTTGACCTTAATTGGACAGCAAGTGCAGATGTTTTTGTAAAAGAATACAATGTAGAGTGGAAACTGAGTTCAGATAGTACATATAACGTTTTAACTACCACAAGAAGCACGAGTGCTAGGCTTGACGATGTAGACCCGTTGTTACATGATTTTAGAGTTAGAGCAGTCAATACAATTGGTGTTAGTTCAGATTATTTAACATTAAGCAACTTTACGGTTGCAGGTCTTACAACACCACCTGAAAATGTACAAAATTTATCATTTATTAGTCTAGGTGGTTATGCTCATCTATCTTGGGATTTAGCCAATGACTTAGATGTAAGAGTTGGTGGAAATGTAAGATTTAGACATAGTAGTTTAACAAATAATGCAAACTGGTCATCATCAACAGACATAGGTACTGCTGTTGCAGGTCATAACACAAATGCTGTATTGCCACTTTTAGCAGGGTCATATATGGCTAAATTTGTAGATTCTACGGGTAATGAATCAACTGGTGTATCTACATTTATTAGTACCTCTGTGCCTAATATTGTGCCTATGAATCAAGTCGTGACATCTACACAAAACCCAAACTTTACTGGTAATAAAACAAATTTAATAGCTGTTGATAATCTTTTAAAGTTTGAAGCTGATACGCTGTGGGATTCATTTGTTGGAAACTTTGACACTTGGGGTTATATAGATGCAATGGGTGGTACAGATTTAAGCGGTACATATGAATTTGATAACTATATTGATTTAGGAAGCGTTTTTACATCAAGAGTTACTGGGCAAATAGTCTTTACTGCATTTACTTCGGGTGACACAATTGACGCAAGAACAAATTATATGGACACATGGGCAGATTTTGATAATGTTCCAAACGATATAAACTGTGATTTGTATATTGCAAGTACAAATGATGACCCTGCATCAAGTCCAACTTGGACAGATTGGGCAAAATTTGTTGTAGCCGATACACGAGCAAGAGCGTTAAAGTTTAAATTAACTGCAAAATCAGGTGACCCAACACATCAAATAAACATTACAGGTTTAAATGTTAGTGTAGACTTTCCTGACAGAGTGCAAGGGCAAAGAGGATTACAAACTGGTACAGGTGCAGTAAATGTGACATATGATAGCCCATTTAAGATTACACCATCTTTAGGTATAACAATCGTTGATATGCACTCAAACGATAATCTTGTAATTACAAATGAATCAGCAACTGGATTTACTATAGGTGTGCAACATGGTGCTAGTTATCACGACCATGAGTTTAACTATGTAGCGAGGGGTTATTAAATAGTGATAAAATACAACAAACTAACGGGGAATATTTATGGCAACACATGATTATGTAATAGCAAACCAAACTGGTGCTAACACTCGTTCAGACTTAAACAACTTATTTTCAGCAATTGTAAGTCAAAACAGTAGTGGCTCTGAACCTGCAACTAAATATGCGTATATGGTTTGGGCAGATACTGGTAACGATTTATTAAAAGTTAGAAACGCAAGTAATAATGCTTGGATTAGTCTTTACACTTTGTCAACTGGCGCACCTACAACAGCAAGTGCTAGTGCCTTACCAAAAGCAGGTGGCACTATGACAGGTGATTTAATACTTGGTGATAATGTTTCTTTAGAAATTGGTTCAGGTTCTAATGGTGATTTACAAATATATCACGATGGTACTGATACTTATTTACATAACAAAACAGGTGAATTAAAAGCTAGAGCAAGTGTTTTTAAATTTTTAAATGATGCTAACAACGAAACAATGTTATCTGCTACTCAAGATGGAGCAGTAGACCTCTATCATAACAATGCTAAAAAAATTGAAACAACCGCAAACGGAGTTACAGTGACAGGCGGTGCAGTAGGCACAATGACTACAGACAATGATGGCTCATTTAGTATGTCTGCTAGTAACAACTTCAAATGTACTCCAACAGGTAACTTTACATTAACCTTTACGAACATTGTTGCACAATCGGGAAACATACTTCTTGTTAATTCGGGTGGTCACACAGTATCAGCACACGCTAACACTAAGGTAGATGCTAATCTTTTGGCTACAGTATCAACAGCAGGAACATATTTGCTTTCTTATTTTGCCGATGGTACAAATGTTTACATGACAAATTCTGCTGTTTACACATAGGATAATATGGCATTAATACAATCAACTGCAATACCTAGTGGTGCTACTGACTACGAGTTAGAGCAGAGTCTTAAGTTTGAAGATGGTCGTTCTACATATTTAAGTAAAACTTTTGCTAGTGCAGGTAATCGTAGAACTTGGACTTGGAGTGCTTGGATTAAAAGAAGTAACAGTAGTGCTACGCATATGTTATTTTTTACTGCTATAGCAGGTGACTTAACAGAAGATGACCATTTTGGTATTCGATTAGATAGTGGAACAAGTAGTAACATTGTTTTAACTTGGGGTGATGGTAACACAGCAGTTACAAATGCTATCTTTCGTGACCCTAGTGCTTGGATGCACATAGTAGTTGCAATAGATACAACACAAGGTACTAACACAAATAGAGTTAAAGTTTATGTAAATGGAACACAACAAACATTTTCATCTACAGATTTACCATCGCAAAACTTTGAGTATGGAATTAATAAAGCACAAGAACATAATATTGCAAGTAGGGTAGTTTATGGTGCTTCGGCAAATTATTATGATGGCTACCTAGCAGAAGTAAACTTCATAGACGGTCAAGCCTTAACTCCATCAGACTTTGGAGAAACAGGTACTTACAATGAATGGAAGCCTATAGAGTATTCAGGCACTTATGGTACTAATGGATTCTACCTACCGTTTAAACAAGACTATACAGTAGAAGGCTTTAGTACGGTTACTTATAAAGGTAATGGTACTTATGGACATTATATAGGCGGTACTGGGTTTAAGCCTGATTTAACTTGGGTTAAAATGAGAAGTCACGCTGACAATCACGTTTTAAGTGATATTGTAAGAGGACAAAGTAGTGTTTTATATTCAAATTTAACCAATGCAGAAACCACAAGTGGAAATTTTGTAACAGCAAGAAATATTGATGGGTTTTCAGTAGGTACTGACCCTTCAGTTAATTATAGTTCGGGTAATCACGTAGCTTGGAACTGGGATATGGGTGCTGATACACCAACTGGTTTTGGTTGTGTTACTTATAAAGGTAATGGTGGTACTCAAAGTGTTTCAGGCTATGGATTTAGTCCAGATTTAGTTTGGATAAAACAAAGGTCAAATGCTGACAGTAATGTTGTATTTGATGCAGTTAGGGGTGTACATAAAAGATTAGTAACAGATGCTACTTCTGCCGAAGCAGACTGGACAAGTGTTGATAAAGGATTAGATGTTTTTAGTTCTGATGGGTTTACAGTTAAAGATGATTCTTCTGGTAATTATTCTGTTAATAAAAATAGTGGCACATTTGTAGCTTGGGGTTGGGATATGGGTAACACTACTGCTACTAATACAAGTGGTACTATTAGTTCACAAGTCAGAGCCAATCCTACATATGGGCAATCTATAGTTACCTATACAGGCACAGGTAGTAATGCAACAATAGGACACGGACTCAGTTCAACTCCTGAAGTAGTTATTGTCAAAGATAGAAGCAATGCTAATTCTTGGCAAGTTTTTCATACAAGTCTTGGAAATACAGCAGCGGCATTTTTAAATTTATCAGCAGCAGCAGATACAGGAGAAAATTCATATTGGAATAACACAAGTCCAACAAATAGTTTAGTTACTCTAGGAACAAATACAAAAGTTAATCATAGTGGACACACATATGTAGCATATGCGTTCCATAGTGTATCAGGCTACAGCAAGTTTGGAAGCTATACAGGTTCAGGTGGTTCAGGAAACGCACAGACATTAGGATTTAGACCAGCTTTTGTTATGATTAAGAAAACAAGCGGTACTGATGATTGGGCAATAATAGATAGTACGAGAAGTCCTCTTAATCCTGTAGATAAAGCTCTAAGAGGTAACGCAACTAATGCTGAAGATGATTTAAGTTCTAATTACCAAATCGATTTTACAGACACAGGATTTACATTTAATAACTATGGTTACAATGATTCAGGAGCAACTTATATCTATATGGCATTTGCAGGTGGTATGGATAGTATCTCAGACTACAATACAACTGGTTCAATAGACTCAAGGGTTAAAGCAAACCCTACTTATGGACAGAGTATAGTTTCTTATACTGGTAACGCTACTAATGGAGCAACTGTAGGTCACGGTTTGTCGAGTAGTCCTGAAATGCTTTTAGTAAAAAATAGAGATAATGCTACTAATTGGTTTGTATATCATACAAGTGCAGGTGCTTCAAAATATTTACTATTAGATTCAACTAATGCTGAAACTACTGATACATCTATTTGGCAAAATACTACTCCATCATCTTCAGTAGTAACTTTAGGCGATGCTTATCAAGTTAATGGTAGTCATAATATGATTATGTATGCTTTCCATAGTGTAACTGGGTATAGTAAGTTTGGAAGTTATAGTGGTTCAGGTAATGCTTCAGGAAATTCAGTAACATTAGGATTTCAACCTGCTTTTGTTATGGTTAAAGCTTCTTCAGGTTCTTACTCTTGGGCAATGTTTGACAATACTAGAGCGCCAAATTCAGCTTTATTTGCTAATGTAAGTAACGCAGAAGAAAGTTTAGATTATATGGACTTTACTAGCACAGGATTTAACTTAACTACAACACATCCAAATGCTAATGCTTCAGGACAAACATACATCTATATGGCTTTCGCTGACAAACGAGAGTACGCATACTGGCTAGACCAAAGTGGTAACAATAATGACTGGACAAGTAATAACCTAACAGAGTCAGATATATCTGTTGATAGTCCTACGAATAACTTTGCTACGCTTAATCCTTTAATACCTGATGCTTACACTACTTTATCAGAAGGTAATTTAAAGATAGTTCACGGTAGTAGTTTTGGCGGACAGTTTGCATCACAAATTGCTGAATCAGGAAAATGGTATGCTGAATATTTAGTTACTACAGTTGGATTAACAAAGATAGGTATAGCAAGTGCTAATAGAAATTTAAGTGCAGGTGACCCTCAAGATTGGGCAGAGGCTTTTTGGTATAACCAAGATGGAACTCAAAGAGATGGTAGCACAGATAGTTCTTATGGTGCTTCTTATACTAATGGAGATATCATAGGGATTAAATTAGACCAAGACAATAACACAATAGATTATTCAAAAAATGGTGTCTATCAAGGCTCAATAAGTTTAAGCGGTAAAGGAATAGGAACTAATCCTACATTTATTGGAACAGCAGGTAGAGATTCAACTGGTGTTTGGAACTTCGGTCAAGACTCCTCATTCGCAAGTAACAAGACAGCACAAGGCAATCAAGATGGTAATGACATAGGTGACTTCTACTACACACCACCTACAGGTTTCTTAGCTTTATGTACAAAGAACTTACCTGATGTAGCTGTTGTACCTAGTGAGCATTTTCATACAGCAATTTATACTGGTGTAGATGGCAATCAAACTTTAACTGGTTTCCCTTTTCAGCCTGATTGGACTTGGATTAAATCAAGAAGCAATGTTAGAAAACATTATTTAGTCGATGCAGTCAGAGGATATAACAAACCATTAAACAGTAATTTAACAAGCGCTGAAGGTACAGATGCTTCTGATGCAGATGTTAGTCCGACTTCTGATGGTTTACAATTAGATGGCGGTAGTGGTAATTTTAATGCTGAAAATTATACTTATGTAGCTTGGAACTGGAAAGCAAACGGTAGTGGCTCATCTAATACTACAGGAACTATAGACACAACAGCAACCTCTGCTAATGTAGATGCTGGGTTTAGTATATCTACTTACACAGGTAATGGAACTGCTGGTGCTACTATTGGTCACGGTTTGTCTAAAGCACCTGAATTATTAATATTTAAAAGAAGAGATGATGCTGGTAATGCTTGGGATGTTTATCACAAAGATATGGGTAATACAGGGTATTTATTTTTAAATGATACTAATGCAAAAGCAACATCTACTTGGTTAAACAGCACAAGTCCATCATCTTCATTAGTAACAGTAGGAAATTTAAGCGACTCGAACGCGTCTGGTAATACTTATGTTATGTATT